TTTTCCGACCTAAACAATATGCTAATATGCTGTTTACATCCATGAATATATTTTTAGGGGCTTCTAACACCCGATTTACTATATAGGTTACTAGGGCTAATATCAACGATGTCCATATTGCGCCCCCAAACATTGGTGGATTGTTAGGCGTCGATGTATGTAGTATATTTTCCATTGATACAATTCGGATGATGTAAACTTTATATTGTTTTTATTATACAGCCCACCTGCATCCGTGTAGTGAAACCAGAATTCTTTATTATTTTATGTCTACCAATTCTACCGTCAAAACAGTAACACGATGATCGTGTTTTTGTAAACCCGCGGTTTTCGCGTCGTCTCCCACATCACAATAGTAGGACCCGCCATCGTTACATATAACTTCGTCTGCATACTTAGTGAAATATTCCAAACGATTCGATACTTCGCCAACATCTACGTGGATAACCTTTTTGTATATACGCGTTGTAAGTTCGCATTCGCCACCACTGCAATAACCATCGTGATCGGACACCTCTTCCTTGAAGGTTATCTGGATTGGAACGTGGGCGTCAGTAGGAGGATTTTGTGTGAAATTGTTCATTTTAAAAAATATAAACGTGATATTATTTATATTTTTAACTTCAATTTTATCCGCGGGTCGGTTCAAATGTCTGGTTTGAAGCATTACAGCCAACAATCTTCTTCAAATCTAAGAATCCGAATCGCGTCCGCATATGCGTCAAGACCATACTTTTCAATTATGATTCTCAAATGAGCTACCATTTCGTCGTGATTTTCAGCACCTCCGACAACTCTTAGGCAGAATACTTTATGAACTAATTCTTTATAATCATCTGGGAGTTTTGGGTCATTATATTCATCATTATTCCAATAATATTCATAAGACGGCGCTCTTCTAGGATACTCCATTTTATCTAATTCAAATATAAAAATAACATTATTGTGGGTTTGATATCCCCAGTTATCATAAATCTTGTTCAAATATTTGGGTATGTCCTTAAAATACTTCCCTATCTTATCACTTCCAATCTTAATTATTAGCGCAGCCAAATCCATATCATCGTCGGAAGACATATATATTTTATATTCATTATTTCTTTTTATGCTATTTTCTTTCCGATAAAATTGATTTTATTACAAATTTAACATACATAATACAATTCATTGAAATATGGGAGGCTGTTTTTCAAAACAGGCTTCACCCGATTTAAAAAAAATATGTTTTATTTGTCGAGAACCTATTAATACACAATTATTAATACGTTGCGCATTTTGCAAAATGATATTACACCCGGATTGTGAATATGATTTTAGCAAAGAATATGGTAACGAAACCTATTGCAAATGTCCACACTGTATGAGTATAGGAACTCTTGTGACTCGACCGAATCCACTCGCGGAACAAATAAATCCGTTAGTTTTGGATGAAAGCGTAGTCGATCGCCGAAGTTTATCGAGTGAAATCCGGTTACGTCCGAAGAATGTTGGAGGAAGCCGGAGCGAGAGCGAAGGTGATCGACTAGAACACGGTCGTGAACAACGTGAACGGCAGTGTTCCGAAGACCCGTCGCTTCCGGTCTAGGCTATCGACTATGTGCCGCTGTTACAAAATTGCATTGTATCGTTTTTTACTATAATAATCTATAATATGCTTTTTACACCTTTGAACATTTAAATCCGCACAAAAATACGAAAATAAAAAATTCAAAAGTGTAAAATCAATAGTTGTGCTTACCGCTTTACTTCGGCTTTAACAACGATGGTCTTACTTTTTCTTGTTTCTTTGCCTTCGGCAAAACAAGTGAAAGACGATGCTCTGCTAAACTCTTCTGGTCTTGTTTGATTTTTTATCCAACAAGTAGTCAAGTTCATTATATTTACTGCGGAATTCGCATCTCGCGTTCTAAATACGTTTTGTTTGTTTTGGTAACTCACGCAATTAGAACACACGAAAAGACGATATACTTCCGTATTCTTGTTATCTCTGTAATGTTTCATTTCATTATAACAATCACAGCATTTCTTACTTGTATTGAATTCATTGATTGTAATAGTATCATATCTTTTATGGATTTGTTTCCTTAATCCTTTATTCATCGTAGGCATAAAATGTTTCATTTGTGTATCTCTGCTCCAATTTCCATAACCAATTAGGACATTTGAACCAAACGTTTCTTGGATTTTATTAAGGAAATTATCAATGCTTTTCTTACCATAACTATATTGTCTAAATTTCATTTTCCTCCATACATCACGTCTGTAAAACTCGGTTGTTTCTTTATTTAGTTTATCTTTTTCAACTAAATATGCTTTGAACTTGATATAATCAACCGATTTGCTATTTTGAAACGATAAATGAGTTTCTTTTTTAATAATTTTATGCCTTTTCTTTTCTTGTAATAATATTCGTTGGTTTCTTTTTCCATAACTTTCTATTTTTCGCTGTGATGCTGTATATTGTAATTTATTACCATTCTTATCCATCATATACACCAACGAATGTTTACCCGGGTCACATCCAACAATATTCCTATCTTTCAAGGTATCTAATTGTTCTTTGGATAAATCTTCAATACCATAAAAATCTTGTTCTGGAATGCTTGGAACTCTTGAACCCCATTTCTTATCTTTCAAATCTTTTCTAATAAATAACAAGCAACATGATACTCCGTCAGTTTGTATTTGATGATGAAACTGATAATGTAGGTTTCTAAATATTTTATGGTTCAAATTCAAAAAGGCATTCCAAATATCGTGTTGGTTTTCTTTTAGGTTTTTATGTAATTCACCCTTTTTTATTCCATCTGTTTTATTTGCTGGATAAAATAAACTAACCAAACTTGCTGTATCTAAAATAATATGCTTTGGAACAATATTGTTTCGTAGTGGTAAGGGTTGAAATAATTTACTTTCTTGACTTTCTAACACTTCATTCATATACAACATTCCTTTCAAATAGTCAAATGGTTTTACTTTCACATCATAATAAACAGACTTGGTAATGTTTGTTGGTAAAATATTAGATAAATGAGTGATTTTCCATTCATTAAATATTTCATCGGTTTCATTATTCAACGTCATTAGTTGATGTTTCAACTTGAATAAAATGGATTTATCCTCAGTTATAGCGGTTGTTGTTTTGTTAATAAATCTTAAAAAGTGTTGAACGAAATGCTCTTGTGCGTTATTGGATAAAGAAGTATGAATTTGTGTTGCTAAATAAGGTAATAAAAAAGTGGTATTTTTCAAGTTGTTTTTCTCGTGATTTACCAGAGGTTGATATTCTTCCAAATAAAATCTTTCCAACTTATCAAGTAGTTTTGTATCGATGCTTTTTTTTCCTCTATTATCACGAACACCTAATGTTTTGATACAATACAAAATAAATGTGTTATCAATTTCAGGTAAAGCGATTTTATTGGAATAACAATTCAATACATACAACCGAATAAACTGGTAGGAATGTATCATCAAATCGTTCATTTCAAAAACAAGATTATTTATTACAGGTTGGACTAAATCACGATTGAGTAAAACAGATTTGAGTGGTATTTTGAGAGTTTTGTATACGGATTTATCGTTATTCCTAAACTCTTTAAATTCGTCCTTCAACTTCTTCTTTTTGACCATCCTATATTCTATACAAAGATTATATTTATATATAGTTTAACTAAATTAAACTATATATATTCCTAAATGTTTTCCTTTTCGTTTTTTTCTTCAAGTTTCTTTAATTTTGCTTTTTTATTCAAATATGCGGTTCTCGCCCACTCCTTTTTTTGTTCAGGCGATGGAACATATACATAATTAGTTTTTTCTTTATATTCCTTAACTCGTTGTATGTGTGCGTCTTTATTATTTTCATAATAAATTTTATTTTTTATAGGAGCAGTATATTTTTTGAGATGTTCCTTGGTCTTAATTAATTCATCTTGTAATTTTTTATTTTCTTCCTCTGTAATTTTTAATTTGTGTATTAGTTCATCAACATTCATATTTAGTATAGTATGATAAATATTATTTATGTAATTTATCATAATAATTAATTCGTATTTTTGTGCGGATTTAAATGTTCAAAGGTGTATAATCGTCGTCTAATCTGGAGGGGGACGTAGGCGCTAGCCGAAGTTTCCCGAGTGAACTCCGTAGACATGCGAAGCATTGTCGCAGGAGTTTCCCAAGAACAACTATTAAATAGTTAAAAGCGAGTTGATATTCATTTTTCAGTATATGTTCGTCAATCTTTTTTTATATTTTATGCAGTGCGAGAAAATATATTATGTGCCTCGGGACTCTTCAATTTCTTAGAATGAATTTTAACCTTCCGTGTTTTGCGTGCAGTCGCATCGCGAACACACTTAAATTCGGCATTTCTAACCTGACCGATTTTGCATGTCTTAACACATCGCTTCGTCGCCGGGTTAACCTCCTTACCGTCGGAACAGGTCTTAACTTTGGGTTCCGGTGCGACAATTTTATCACGAACGCACTTAAATTCGGCATTTCTGTGGTGACCAACCTTGCATGTCTTAACACACCGTTTCGTCGCGGGGTTAAGCTCCTTACCGTCGGAACAAGTCTTAACTTTGGGTTCTGGTGCGACAATTTTATCACGAACGCATTTGAAGTCTGGGTTTCTAACTTTCCCGGGCGCACACACATTCACACAGCGCTTTGTAAGCGGATTAAACTCTTTTCCTGCGGGACAGTCTCTATCAATTTCGATATTCTCATTTTCCGCAGCAGGAGGTATTACAATCATAAAACTACTATCGTCGATTGCCGCGGCAACCTTCATTTCGGTCGACACCCCATTCGCAATTAAATGGTTCTCAATATGCTTTTTATGTTTTTCAAGCAGTCCGCTATTCGTCAAAAGGTCTTCATATTGCGCTAATAATTGTTCAGGAGTGGAACGTAAAAATACTCTCCCCTCCAACATATTCACACCAATGTTCATCACATTTTTATAAAATTCATCAGACAATAAATGCTTAGACCGATGTAGAACAAACATAAGCGCAATTCCAAGACCATATGTATCAACACTATCAATGGATTTATCGATAAATCTGTTGTAAGAATCGTGGGTTGGTTCAAATTCAAGAACATTTCTAAACGCGTTCTTTGTAGCCACCGCGGCAACCTTGTCTATTTTCGATTTATTCGCATTAAAATGGATCACACTTGTAAAAAAATATCCGCAGCCATCCGCAACCGACTTGGCGAATTCTCTATATGCCCTCTTAGTCCTTCCCCTGCTCGACGCCGCAGCCATATATATGTCTTTATTCCAATAAACAGCTTCAAGTGGAAACGACCAATGATGTTTATTGCCGAGCCAGTTCGCCGATATTTTCGACGCATAAATGCGTGTGGATTTCTTGTCCATAAACCCGAAATCAATAAAATTCGCCCGGTTCGTAGCTTGGTCATATACGATATTTTGTTGTTTTATGTCGTGATGCACCACATTATTATCGTGTAATACTTTTAGACCATAAAAAAGGCGAACGGCTTCTAACCAAAACAGTTCAATGGCGTCAACGTGTTCCTTGGTTTTTGTCCAAGTCTGAACCTCTTCGCCAAATGCATCAAGATCTTGGCCGCCATATTTCATCACGAGCAGTGCATATTCCCTAATTTTCTCAGGATTAAACTTTTTGGAGGGACAATTATTGATCCCACGCATATTGTCTAATGTGATGTCTAAACTGCATTTGTCTGGTTTGCCTAAATAAAAATGTTGGTCGGCGTCGGCTGCATCAATATGGTTAAACTCACCAAGCTCTTTGGTAGCATTGTGTTCGGTCATTAATTTCGAAATACTGTCCTTTTTCCGACGTGTGTTGTTATTACATTTCAGAGGTGGTTTGTGAACACATCCAAACGTGCCTTCACCGATAACCTTGGGTGCTATATCAGTTATTGGCTCGGAATTGTCCAAAGACGGCGTGGAAACCGGGTTTGCCGACATTGATATAAGATAAGTTGATATTTAATTTGACCGATGTCGAAGGAAATATGAGTAAAAAATTCATGTGAATTATCGCAGTCGCGAGAAGACAGAATATGGACTATGTAGAACAGCATGGTTATAGATTGGTGTATACGGGTCTTTGGTAAGAGCCTTCTTATGCATCCGAACTAGATCGTATAGTTGCGAATAGTCGTCAAACGACTCAACGCGATTATCTGCCGGTTTATACCCATTTTTTTTGTAAAAATCGATAACATCCCAACCAACGCAAGGTTGCCATGCAAGAACTCCAATAGAAGAGACGTCGAATAATCCCACCAACGATCGCTCTGTTTCACGAAGAACAATACTACCGTATCCAAAGCGTCTGAATGGTTCTTGGACATGAATGTTCGCCAACGAGGCCGATTGTCGATCAACTATCGATCGAGTTGTCCCGATAAGCCCGGCGCAACGGGTATATATGGACACATCCACAATATTGTTACGAATAACAATTGCGAGTTGCATTATATTACAGATATAAAAACGAGAATACAAAAATAATATTAATCTTGGAAATTAGTGAATGAGTTTGTGTAATCGAACGAGATCGTATAGTTGGACCTGATC